GTTTTTGTTGCATTTGTTGTTGTGGTTTTTGTTGCATTTGTTGTTGTGGTTTTTGTTGCATCATTTGTTGTTGTTGCATTTGTTGTTTTTGTTGCATCATTTGTTGTTGTTGCATCATTTGTTGTTGTTGCATCATTTGTTGTTGTTGTTGCATTTGTGGTTGTTGTTGCATCATTTGTTGTTGTTGCATTTGTGGTTGTTGTTGCATCATTTGTTGTTGTTGCATTTGTTGTTTTGGTTTTTGTTGTTGTGTTTTTATTGATATAGGATTATATGTTTTTCTTAATGATTTTATTAAAGTGTTTCCTTGTCCTTTTGATGAAAATGATTTAGTCATATTGAGTTTTTGTGTTGGTTTTAATAATGCTTTATTACCTCCTTTAAATTTATTACTTGAAATATTACCTTTTACACTAGAATTATTAAAGTTATCTATATTATTAATATTAATACTAGCATAATTATTTGAATCATATGATGATATATTTGATGTAAAATTATTCCATGCTTCATCAAACATATTTCCTTGAACTTCTACAATAGCATATTTTGGTATTCTAGTTGATTCTCCTGTTCTTAAAATTCTTTCTACATTATTAGAATTTAATGAGTCATTATTTTTTTTAATATTTTCAATTGAATTACTTACTTGTATTTTATATTGTTGTAATTCTTTAACTTGTTCTGATTCATCTATTTGATTAGAATTATTAGAATTATTAGAATTATTAGAATTAGATATGTTCATAAATTGTTCATTATCTATATTCTCTTGTAATGATGATAAACTTTCTGTTATATTATTTTTACAACTTGTATTACAGGTTGTTTGATTATTATTTTGTTCATTATTAACAACATTTTCTACTATATCTCCTTGAATATTATATGAAGCAAAAATATTTTGATTAAACCCTTCTATATTCATAATATATTATATATTAATATTTAAAATTTAAAAATAATATTTAATAAATGGAAATAATTAATATGATAGTGTTAAAAGAAAATGGTAATATTATTGAAATTAAATTAGATATGGACGCAAATAAAAATGAATTAGGTGATTATTTAGAAGATAAATTAACTTTTTTAGGTCAAATAGTACGAGAACCTGAAAAAACAAATATAATTATAATTAGTGGTTTAAATTCACAAAAATTAAATAAAGGAATTAATAAATGTAAATTACCTGAACCATTTGATAAAGATATAGTATATGGAGATATAGTATTATTACCTATGAATGAAAAATCAGAACCAGAAAATATATTAATATCAGAATATTACGATTTATTTTAAAAATTAAATAATTATATATAAATACAATTAATTTAATGAATATTATTAATTATAATAATTATGATTTAGATAGTGATAAATTATTTAATTATTTAATAAGCAAAAATATAATTTTTAATAATATCTATATTTTTGTATTATGTTATGATTATATTGAAATAATGAGTTTAATATTTTTAAATGATATAAAAAATTTTTTATCTAATAAAAAAAAAAATAATTCTATTATAATTTATAATACTATAATAGATGATAGTTGTAATAAATATAATAATTTATATTTAAATATACTAAATTTAATTAAAAGTAAATATAATTTATTATTAATAAATACGGCAGATATTCATTTTAATTAAATTTAATATTATATATGAATTATATAATTAATTATTCATTTAATAATGATAAAAGTATTGAATATATCAAAAATAATATAAATAGTTTTATGGCAAATTATGAATTTGAAAAAATAATAATACATAGTTGGCTTATATGTGAAGAGAAAAAAAATGGAATTATGATAGTTGAAAGTACTATTAATGATATAAAAAAAAATTTATTAAAATATTTTGATGATATTAAAATTGATAATTATTCTACAATTAATGAATGGTTAAATTAATGATGGTGTCTATGTTTAGATCCTTTTCTACTTTTATTTTTTCTTTTATGACTATGTTTATGTTTATGTGTTACACTTCTTTTTCTACCATATTTTCTTAATGATCTTGAACGTTTGTGTGTATGTTTATGTGCTCTATGACTTCTTCTAGAACTTCTTCTTTTTTTACATTTGTCATATTTAGCTGCTTCTTCAGCAGAACAAAATTTGTATAATTTTCTATGTCCGTGTTGTCCTACTAATTGATGTCTATTATTTTTAGTTTTTCTACAACAAATATGTTCTTTATCTATGTTTACAGGTTTTCCATCAGCAATTGAATAAAAACTTACTTGTCCAGCTTTTCTTCTTCCTCCTTCCATGCTCATATATATTTAAATTAGATTTTTTTTTCAATATATATTAAATATTTAAATATTTAATTATTTATATTATGAAATTATTTATATGTTAAATTAAAAAATATAAAATATTGTGATTAATAATAATAATATATGTTAATTGAAGAGCCTTATAATTTTTACGAAGAGAAAATTAATTTAGAAGAATTAGAAGAATATAAAAAATCTCATGAATATGATGTTGGTGGTTATTGTCCTATTACTATAGGTGATGTCATACAGAATAAATATGAAATTATATCTTATTTAGGTAGTGGTGCTTATTCAACTGTTTATAAAGTATTTAATAAAGAAAATAATGAATATTATGCTATTAAGATAACAAAAGCAAATAAAGATGATTCAATTGTTGCAGAAAATGAATTAAATATTTTAAAAAAATTAAAAAGCAATTCAATTATTAGTGTAATTGATAATTTTAAATATAAAAGCAAAAATGGAAAACATATTTGTATAGTATTAAATCTTTTAGGACAAGATTTACATTCATTAAAAAGACAATTTAAATATGGAGAACAGTTAAAAAATAACAATGAAGATTATGATAATGAGACTGAAAGTAGTGAAATTAGCGATTGTGATGATATAAGATGTTTGCCATTAAATTTAGTTAAACAAATAATAAGAGATATTTTAGAAGGATTAAACGAAATACATAATAAAAATTTTATTCATACAGATATTAAATTAGAAAATATATTATTAACAAAAAGATTAAAAAAAATAAAATATAATAATGATATTAAAATTAAAATTAGTGATTTTGGAACTGCACATCACACTAAAGATAAATGTGAGTTTGGTGTAGGAACTCTTGAATATCAAGCACCAGAAGCATTATTAGGTTTACCATATGGAAAAGTATTAGATGTATGGAGTGTAGGATGTATTATGTTCGAGTTATTAACAGGGTATTGTTTATTTGATTATACAAGATATTGGATTGAAGGTGATGATTATAGTAGTGCTTCTAGTTATAGTAGTTCAGAATATGATGAAGAAGAAGATGATGAAAAATATCCTGTTGAATTAACATTATTAGCTATGATGAGAAGAGTATTAGGAGGATTTCCATCTAAATTATTTAAAAAAGGTAAATATTATGATTTATTTTTTAATTATAAAGGTAGATTAAAACATTATCCAAATTATTTACAAGAAGAATCATTAGAATCAATAATAAGTGAATGTAATTATGATGATGATACTACAAATGAAATTTGTATATTTTTACGTAAAATGTTATGTATAAATCCAAATTTAAGAAGTACAACAAATGAATTATTAAAAGATAATTTTTTAAAACCAATTAAGAAAATTTAATTAAATAATTGTTTATATTTTAACTTCATATTATCATAACTTAAATTATCATTTTGATATACTAATGTTGGTGTTGGTAAAATTACACCATTAAAACTAACTACTTTATAATAAGGACCATAACAACCTAAGTCTGTTTCTACTAATTCTTTATATAATTCTAAATTAAATAATGACATTATTTTATTATGAAAAATTTGTTCAGTTTTATATCCATTACAACCACAAGAACCTCTTAATCTTAATTGACCATAAGGTGTAATTAAATCACTTATAATACCATATGAATATTTAATTATCAAACCTTGATTAGTAAATTCCCAAGGCATAAATCCATCATTTGTATATTTAATATAATTATAAAAATTAATTTCAGGAGTTGTTTCAAATAATTTGTGTATATTTCTTACAATATTTACAATAGAATTGTCAATCATACTGTTTGCCATTTAAAATTTTAAAAAAAAATCAGTTTTTTTTTATTTTTTATGTATATTAAAAATTTTAATTATATTACAAAAGGTGTTGCTTTTATGTCAAATTTAAAACAATCAATACTTTTAATAAATTTATTTGGTTTTATAGATAAATGATTTAATATAAATAAACAAGATTTATAATTTTTACCATTCCATCCATTTATTGAAGGAACACCAAGACCAATTTTTTTAGGTGACTTTTCGCCACCATAAGTTGAACCAACAAAAGTTTGTGTTGTTATTGGTTCTAATATACCATTATTCAGCTTACCAAGACCTTTACCTGGAATATATCCTTGGTTGTACATTATTTGTTGAATCACTGGATTATCCATTTTTAATAAAAATAAAAAAAAATCATTTTTTTTTATAACTATTTTAATAATTAATAAAGTGTATAAATTAATACTTAACTATTTTCATATGTTTCTACATCAGAATCAGAATATGAATCAGAATCAGAATCAAAATTATCTTTTTCAATTCCTCTTGATTTAGATTCAAGTCTTAAATATTTATAACCATTAAAATTTTCAGTAATTACACGTTCAACACCGTGTGAAATAAGAATTTTAATAATTTTTGCTTGTGTTAATTTTAGTTGAACACCAAGATTAAGTTTCATTTTCTTAATTTCTTCTACAAGTTCAGAGTGTTTAGTTTTAAATTTATCATTATTAATATTAATTCTGAAATAATCTTTAATAAATTCAGCACCTTCATTACTATCTTCATTAAGTAAATCTTTACTATTATCATTAATAGTAGTATTAAATGGCATTTCATCTACAAAAGAATCAATGATAAGTTTAATAAAAGCTTTAATATATGTTAAATTTCTACAAAATCCTGTTTTAATAGAATCATCAGCTAATTTATAATTACATTTATAATCATACATATTACAATTACATTGTTTATTTTGTTGATTACAATTACATTTTAAATTATTATTTTGTTCAATATCATTTTTATTTTTAAATTCCCAAGGAAAACTATATAATTCACAATTTTGAAAAGCATCTTTTGGTGTTACTTTTGGAATATCATTACATAATAACATATATGTTAATTGTGTTTTAAATGTTTGTTCATCTTTATTATTTTGACGAGCAGTAATAGGATCGCCACCTGATGCTAATTTTTTAATCATATTACCATCTACAATATGTTTTTCTGATGAAGCAATTTCATTACTTAATACAATACGTGCACCTTTTAGAGGAACTATCCAAGATTGTGCTTTTGCTGAATCACCTGAAGTACTTTTAATGAATAAATTACTACTATTCATATCTTGAATATACTTACCAAATGAATTAATTAACATTTCTTGTAAAACACCTTTACCTGAATTTCTAAATCCTAACCATACGCACCATCTTTTATCTGTAATAAAACCTGCTATAGCACGAGATAATCTATGTAGAAAATATTCTTGTGTATTTACTTCTAAACAACTATCAATTAATTTATTTTTAACATCAAATACATCTTTATCACTAGAGTTCATTACATCATTAAAATTTAAAGGAATCATAACTGTTGAATAAACATCACTAACAAAATTCCAAGGTGTAAATGTTCTTTTTATAAAATCATAAACACCATCTTGAAAACAAATTTTTCCAATAGTACTATGATATAAAACTTCTTCAAAATTTTTATTTTTAGTTGATAAATAAGATAATGAATTTAACCATAAAGATGCAATTGAATTACAACCTGCTGAATTGTGTGAATATGAAGCTAAACCATCTTTTATTTTTTTATAAATATTAGTTTCATTAATATAGTATTTTAAATCAGATAAGATAGCATCTCTATCTTTACATTCCCAAATATTATTAATATTAATATAAGCTAATTTTGGTTGTGTAAATCTTATTTTATCATGAAATAAGCTTAACATAATATTTCTTGCTTGTTTATCATTTGATACTATGTAATGATCATTAAGTTCATTAAAAATATTAATATATTCATCATCAATATTTAGTTCTTTAATTTTTAGTTTAATATTAAAAGATAGTTTTTCACTAATTTTTTGTTCAATATTAGTAATATGTTCTTTATTAAAAGATTTAGATTTTAATATTTTAAGACCATCATATTCTAATGTACCAATTTTAAAATTATGTTTTTCTAAATATTCTTTAATAATCATTAAAATTTTATTTTCATAATCTTGTACTAAAATAGATACAAAAATACCACTAATATTTTTTTTATTTTTAAGATTTGCATTATAAATAGCATAATCAAGATAATTTTTATATTCATCTAAATCTTTTAGTATATTAGAAATATGTGAAATTTCTTTTTTATATGTTTCTAATTTTTTAATGCCTAATGTATTTGATGAACCAAATGTAAGATAAATAAATCTATCTTTGATTTCTGATTCAGATAAATTATATTTAGTTTGAAATAATTCTACATATTTATCTCTATTATTAATGTAATCTTCTAAAAATGGACATTGAATATTATGTTTTTTACAAATATTTAATAGAATACTAGGAGCACTATTAACCATATCTAAATCATCATAAATATCTTTAATTAAAAGATTTCTTAAATTTCTTGATAAAGTAGTTAAGAACTTATGTGAATTAACATTATCATTTGATGATGATTTTAATGATGATGGTGTAAAATGTCTTCCAATCCCTTTATTTTTAAATTGTTTTTGTAAATATTGAACTTTAACAATAGGTGGTATATTATTAATATTATAATTAGACATATATTGATTTAATTCTTTTATATCATCATCATTTAATTTACTATCAGTAATTAATTTATGTAATAAATGATAATTAATTTGTTCTTCACATTCAATATATTTATTAATAAAATTATTATCTATAGAATTATTTAAAACATCTTCATCTTTTAAATCATTATAATTAATATCTTCATCATCAGAATCAGAATTTGAAATACTATCTATATTTACAAAACCATTATCCATTTTACTAAATTAAATATTAAAATCAGTTTTAAATATTAATTTATATTAATCCAAATTATAATTTATATAATATTTTTTAATTAAATGCGTTATATAATTCTTATAAATATAATATATACTATATATGTCTGATGCTGATTTTATTAAACAATATCAAGAAATGAAATTTAATACAATAAAAGAATGTTGTGAATATTTTGCTAAAAAATATGAATTAAATGAATATTATAAAGAATTTAATGTAGAAGAAGATATAGAATATTTATGTGAAAAAATAATTAGTGTAAAATTAAATAAACTATCTAGTAAAAGCAAAAAAAAAAATAATGATCCAAATCAACCAAAAAAACCAAAATCAGCTTATTTTTGCTTTTTAGATAAACATCGTAATGATGTAAAAGAAGAAAATCCTAATTATACTATTGGTGAAATATCAAAATTATTAGGAAATATATGGTCAGGTTTAGAATCATATGAAAAAAAACCATATGAAGAAGAAGCTTTAAAAGATAAAGAAAGATATAAAAATGAAATGGAAAAATATAAAAAAATATAATTTAAATTATAAATCCAACCATTTTTTTAGTATATTAATTGAATTACTCATAGCATTTTTAATATTATTATTTTCTTCTACTTCATCATAATTTATAATTATATAGTTTGATTTATCTAAAGGTTTTTTTTTATTATTTATAAAATCGTCAGATAATTCTAAATCAAATATAAATTCATAATCATCATTTTCTATTTTATTTTCATTTTGTTCTATTATAATATCATCAATTTTATTAATTTTAATGTTTTTAATCCAAGAATCATTAAATAATTCATCCCAAGTAATTCTATTTTCAATATCAATTTCAAGTAATCTATTAATTAATATTTGTACATTATTAGGAACACTATCATTAAATAATATTTTTGATTTATAATTAGTTTCATCTTTCATTTTATCTATTAAATCTTTAATATTTGTAGAATGAAACGGATGTTTTTTCATATATAATTGATATAATATAATACCAAGTGACCATAAATCTGATTTTAAATTATAATTATTATTTAATATGATTTCAGGAGACATATATAATGGAGAACCTACAAATGTAGAATTCATATAATTATCATCAAATTCACGTGCAAAACCAAAGTCAGCAATTTTTAAAATATTATTTTTATTAATTAGTATATTATGAGGTTTTAAATCTCTATGTAATATTTTTTTATTAACCATATATTCTAATCCATTAACTAATTGTTTAATAAATTGTTCAATTGTATCATTTGAAATATTATATATTTCTATGTACTTATATAAATCTATATCACAATATTCTAATATTAAATAAATAAAATCTGTTGTATATATTATATCATAAAGTTCTAAAATATTATCGTGTTTAATATTTTTCATTATATTTACTTCATGTTCTATATATTCATTTATTTTTTTATTAGATATATGAATTTTTTTTATAGCAATAATGTTGTCTTTATTATCTATATGATAACCTTTATATACTTTACTAAAAGTTCCTTTACCAATATAATTTGGTTCATATAAATAATTTCCTATTTTTTTTAACTCCATTATTATTATTAATATATTTTATTTTAAAGTTAATATTATTAATATTTATTATTATGAAAAAAGTGGAAATTACTAAAATTGGTAATATGAGAAGAAAAATTAAACGTGTTTCCAATATACAAAATAAAAAAAAAACAAAAGAACATAGTATTTATGAACGTAATGTAAATAGATTAAATGAATTAATTGAATCTATTGAATTAGAAGATTATACAAAATTTAAAATTCTTCTTGATACTGAAATGGAAGATATTGCTTTTAGTGTAGAAAAATATGATATATTAAAATCATCAAAAATAAATTTTAAAGAATTTAAAGATAATCGTTTAGAAATGATGTATAGTTATTATTGTGATTCATTAGATAGACCAGTTAAATTTAATAAAGATGCATACAATTTTTTTAAAAGCAATTTTGAATTAGATGCTTTAAGTATTATATGTAAATTTATTGAAGAAATAATAATTATGATTGAAAAAAAACAATATTTAATAAAAGAAACTAATTATACTCAAGAAGAAATTAATGAATCATTTAATATTTTAAAATTAGATAATACAGAAATTCCTGATGAAAATAATATTAACAAAAATTATAATTTATTAAAAGATGATAAAACTATTGATAAAGATAAATTAGATTTTGCTTATCAATTATTATTAGAAAGATATGTTAAAAAATGATTTAAAGTTATATATTAGTATATATAATAGTATGCAATCTGAAATTTTTGAAATATTAGATAATATATTATTAGTTCCTAATTTAGAACAAAATTATATAAAGGAGTTAGTATCATTAATAAAAGAACAATTGAAACCATTATACAATCAAAAATTAAGATATAAATTAAAACCTTCTCTATTAAAAAAACATATTTATAAATATTTACAAAAAAAATATAATTTATCAAAAGAGTTAATAGATTTATCTAAAATTCCACAACCTGAACAAAGAACACAAGCTTGGCATGATTTTAGAAATAATAAAATTACGGCAAGTAGTGCTGCTAAAATTATTGGTTGGAATCCTCATTCAACAAGAAGAGCTTATTTACAAGAAAAATTAGGTTTATCAAAACCATTTAGAGGTAATAAATTTACATTACATGGTACTAAATTTGAACAAGTTGCTACTACTTGTTACGAATTAAGAAATAATTTAATTATATTTGAATTTGGTAGTATTCCACATCCTAAATATGATTTTATAGCTGCTTCACCTGATGGTATAAGTAATAATGAACCAATTATGTTAGAAATTAAAGTTCCACCAAGACGTCAAATTAAAGATGATGAAATTCCAACAGAATATCAAGTACAAATGCAATTACAGCTTGAAGTTGCAAATTTAGAAAAATGTGATTTCCTTCAAATGAGAATAGATAATATAGAAGAAGAAGAATATTATAGTAATAATGATGATGATCTTTTATTAAATGAACTTGGATTAGAAAAAGGTTTTATTATAATAGGAAAAATGAATAATTCTTTTAAAGAAGAATATTTATATCCTGATAGAGAGTCATTTAGATCATTTTCTAAAATGGAAGAATGGAAAGATTATATATTTGATTTATATAAAAATAAATATGATAAATTATATATTAATTATTGGTCTTGTAAACAATATAGTGTTCAACGTGTTTATAGAGATAAAGAGTTCTTTGAAGAACATTTACCTGAATTTCAAAGATTTTGGGATGAAATATTAAAATATAGAAAAGAAGGTATTCCAGAAGATTTATATCCAAGAAATTATAATAATGATGAAGAAGAATATACTAGTCATAGTAAAATATGTACTATTGAATCTTCTAGTGATGATGATGAAGATAATAATAATAAACAAAAAAAATGTACAATTGAAACTTCTAGTGATGATGAAGATAATTCTTATGTTAAATGTTCAGATAATACATTAATTGAAATAGATATTTAAATTTAATTATTTTTATAATTTTTTTTATTTTTTTTATTTTTTACGCGTTTTTTTTTTAAAATATATACTAAATTAGTATATATAATATATAACTATTTAAAGAATATAATATATATATAAGTATAATATGGCAGGAACCAAAAAAACAACAGCATCCAAATCTAAAAAAGTATCTAAAAAAGTAGAACCAGTAGTTGAATCTGAACCAGTTACTGAAACACCAGTAGTTGAATCAACTCCTGTTGACACCGAATCAACAGCAGTTGTAGAACCTGATGAGTTTGAAATGTTAATGAATTCTGTACAATCAAGAACTGAACTAATTGAGAAAGAGTTTAAACTACTTCGTAATGAGCAAAAAAAACTTTTAAAAATTGTTCAAAAAAAATATAATAAAAAAAAAAAGAAAAGTGCTAATTCAACACCAAAAGCTCCATCCGGTTTTGCTAAACCAGCACCAATTTCTGAAGAACTCTGTAAATTTCTAAATAAAGAGTTTGGTACTGAACTTGCTCGTACTGAAGTAACTAAAGAACTTAATAAATATATTAAAGCACATAATCTTCAAGATGAGAAAAATAAAAGAACTATTAATCCAGATGAAAAACTAAGAAAACTTTTACAACTTGATAAAGGACAAAATATTACTTATTTCAATCTCCAAAAATATATGAAACTTCATTTCCCTAAAAAAGAAACACCAACTGTTACAGCTTAAATTGAGTAAATAATTTTATTTAAAAATATAATAATAATTTAATATAAATGTATATCATTTTTTTTTTATTAATTATTATAATAATAATATTTATTGTTATATTTTTAAAAAAAAATAATAAAAAAAATAAATCAATATATTTTTCTAAATGTTTATTAATTTAAAATAAATGATTTTTTATTTATAATATTAAAATGAAGAACAATAAAAAAACATCAATTAATAAAATTGTTAATTTAGCTTATCTATATAAAATTGAATATTCTTTTGAGGAATTATATAGAATAATATATAATTTTTATATTAATAAAATTAGTATTGATGATAAAGATTGTTTAGATTACATATATGATAAATTAAATTGTAGATTATCTACATTTAATAATATTAAATGTATTTTAGATGTTTGTAGTTATGCTATTAATTCAAAAAAAATAAAATATAAAAATTATAATTTAATTTTTGAAACTAAATTAATAATGTTAAAACACAATAAAAAATATAAACAAAATATAATTATTAAATGTTTAATTGATAAAATTGATAAAGATTTATTACAAAAAATATTATTTTGTGAATATAATTAATTACTTAAGAATTAATTATAAAAATGATTTATTATAAATTTATTATAAATGAAAACAAATATTAAAGAAGAAATTAAAAAAATTGATGAACAAATACAAATTTTAAATATTAAAAAGAAAGAATTAATTAATTTAGATAATCAATTTAATCAATTTAATAAAATTAATAAAACTAATAAAAAATATGAAAAACCTTTAAATTATACTGATTGTCTATTATCATATATTATCTAATAAAAATATTAAATAAATGATTTGTTTTTTAAATATTTAAAATGAATAGATATGAATTTATAGTATGTTTATTATTTATAATCCTATATATAAATTGTAATATATATGAAAAATAAAAAAAATAGACTATTATAAATTTATATTTTCTAAAAAATATTAGATAAATTTAATCAAAATAAGATAATCACATCATATGTTTTATATTCATCCTTATACTTTCATTACCTGTTATTGTAATGAAACTGTTTTGGCCTTGAGTCCTAGTGGGTACTTGTACTGTAATATATGGTTCCATTAGTTGACCCATTGGGTTGCTATCTATTATAAATCCAAAATACCAAATATAGTTTGAGTCTCCAAAAATGTTACTTGTTGAACCTAATACAGATGAGGACCCTAATACGGATGAGGACCCTAATACGGATGAGGACCCTAATA